TAATGGTGATGTTTATGATGGCGAAGTAAAAGATGGTAAAAGACATGGAAAAGGCAAAATGATATATTCCGACAATATGGTTTACGAGGGAGAATGGAATGACGACAATAGGAAGGGAAGGGGCAAGTTAACTTTTTCAGATGGTTCATATTACGATGGAGAGTGGGAGCACAATATGATGAATGGAAAAGGCAAGTTAAGAAAGCCCACTGGTGAATATTATGATGGAGAGTTTAAAGACAGCATGATGAATGGAAGAGGCAAGTTTATCTGGCTCAATGGCCATTATTACGATGGAGAGTGGGAGCACAATATCATGCAGGGAATAGGCATACAGACCTATTCTGATGGTATTTACGAGGGCAACTGGAAAGGTGGGCGAAAACACGGAAAAGGCAAGATGAACTATTCCAATGGTGATATTTATGTTGGTGAGTGGAATAATGATCAAATCAACGGAATAGGTATGATGGACTATAGCAATGGTAGAATTTACCAGGGCAATTGGCTAGATGGGCAAAAAAACGGAAAAGGTAAGATGAACTATGCTAATGGTGATATTTATCTTGGTGAGTTGAAGGATAACTTGAGAGAAGGAATTGGTGTGTTTTTGGAAACAAATGGTTCAGTCTACAATGGCCAGTGGAAGGATAACATGAGGGAAGGAATAGGCAAACAGGTCGTTCCTAATAGTTATATTTATGAGGGCCAATGGAAAGACGGATTTATGAACGGAATTGGCAGATATACCTATCCTAATGGTAATTATTACGAGGGCCTATGGAAGAATAATAAAAAACACGGAAAATTAATGCGTTATTATATGGGCGCATATGGATATATTGAAGGAGAATATATAAATGATTATAAAGAAGGTATGCACACCCATTTTTCAAATGATGGAAATATAACAAAATATTATTATTATAATCATGATAAAATATTTACTTTTGAAAATCGTATTGAAAAATATATAATTTCAGAACAAATAGCTGATACTTCAAATAAATATATAACTATCATAATGAATTTACATGGCAGTGATATAATTAATAGTGAATGTAAATTAGTTCCTAATAAACATGTTAGATATATATCTCCTATGAAATGTGGAGAACCTTTCCTAAATGATATGGAAAGTATTATACAGGCTTTTCTAGTTGCGTATAATATATCGCATTTACAACAAAATTATAATGCTTCAACCTATCAAAAGATGATGAAAACAATTGAAGTGTATAATGAACATAATCCTGATTTTTATGATTTAACCAAAGGAGGTTTTAGAAGACCAGTAATTGACCATTATTATTCAATAGATGATACACTTAAGCAAATCTATATTATAGATACAAATCATAGGATTGATCTATTTCAAGATTATTATGATTTATTTAGTCTAAAAAATACGGAATTAAAAACCCTTTCCGACTTAGATATAGAACAATATAACATATTACCAAAATTAATGCCTCATTTAAATATAGATTCAAAAAGATTTTTAAGAAGTCATTTAATTAATTTTCTATTAAATTCAGGGTATGATACTATTAATATAATTGATTTTTCATGTAGAGTATTTAATACTGCTAATTTAACAGAATTGTACACTAGTCTATCTAGTAAAAATATAGTTTGTAAATATATCGAAAATCCAGATGAAAATTCATTCATTGGTGATGAGATTGTTTCTAGAAAATATTAAATATATATAGCATAATTAATTAAAATTATATTTTATAATATGATTTTAAATATTTTCAATTATTATTAATAGTTATTGTAAGATAAAAATTGTTTTTCACAATCAAAACATTTGCTTGGACTTGCTAGATATAATTTTGACGGATCCACAATTAATAATTCGCGTTCACAACTAAAACATTTTGTAGGTTGTTGTAGTAATCTACGATTTATGGGTGCTTCCCTTTCGGCAGAGAATACTTTTGAAGGATGAGCTAAATATATACCCCAATCACTCCAAAATTCGCTATTGAATAATTTTCTTTTTGAATTAATTATTGAGGCTAAACATATAAAACTAAAAATAATTATTATAGTGAACATAAATTTTATAATTATTTTATACGAATGTTCCATATATTATTATATAATACTAATAATAAAATTAACAATATCGTCATATGTGTTTTTAATTATATAAATAATTTCAAATAGTAATTGAAGGGTATAGTAATTAAGATTTTTAAAAAACCGATCGAAAAAAATAATAAAAAAATAAAATACAGTTTTAAATCCAAATAATACGGCATATAACAGCGGACTATAAAATGGACTTTGACCATTCAATTTTTGTTTTAAAATTTGAAAATGTTGTATTCCAAATTGTGGTAGTTTATAAGACATATATTGAAAATATCCTACTTTACCACTGAATCCGCCTTGAGGAAACAGGACAAAATCATTGTTAGTGTATAAAGGTACAAAATCTAATTTTTTAGTTTTAACTAGTTCTCCATCTATAAAAAGGTCTAAATTTCGATTATCTAAAATAACAATAACACTTGTCCATTTTTGTAAAGAAATTCCATGATAAATTAGTTGTTCTTTTTTCATAAGCGGTATTGTTGTAACTGTTATATTTAAGCTAGTATCTTTTTTATCAAAATACATTTGAACACCATTTTTTTGACTGTCTGTCCAATCAAGTAAATATTTATCTTGTCCAAATTTATAATTCCAATCATCAATATAAATCCAACTTACCATACTCCAAGATAGACCGTCATTTACTTTACTTAATTTAATACGGTCATTTTTAAATACCATTTTTGTATCAGCTGGTTTAATACTGTTTATTAAAACAGGGCTAGTATCACTTCTATTGTAAAATAATACAAATAATGAAAATATAATACACAATATAATTACTATAATTAATGTCTGCATCAGGCAACCATATACATTTTCAAAATTAAGTATTTGTTCCATAATCAATATATAAATATAGAAGAAAATATGCCCCTTTTTAAATAGTGTATGATACATAATTAAAATGTATCATAATTAAAATGTATGATATTTTATTCTAAAAAAATATGATATATTTTACCTTAATTTATTTAATGTTATTATTCCAATTATATGTAGTGTTAAATATTTTATCAATATTTATGGGGCGGCTAAAAGTTCATCAAGTTTACCACTGTAATCTTGTGCTTCTCCAAAAATATCTTCAGAAAGATTGCTAAATATACTGCCTGCGTCATATGCTACATCTTTAATTGATTCAGCAACATTTTTAAGATGCTTATCATATAATTCTTGTTTTCCCCTAAACATATACATAAAATAAAAGGGTGTAGGACCACGCACATACATATTGTAAACATCAATATATCTTAAAGAATAGGGGAAATATCTTAGTTCATTAATCATTCCATCATATCCATCCTGTAAACCAGTATATAAACTACCAGCATTAAGTTTAACGGGGGATTGTAAAACAAGTGTTTTGTATAATTTTCCATCAACATATACTTCTACAGATGAAGTATTTACGACAACTACAAGATGAAACCAACGCTGAAGAGGAATATTTTCAACAACGATACATGAGTTATCATCATGTAATATTTTAGGATTTGTATAAGGGTTCATAGTCATAATATTTCCGCCAGTTTTAGTCCAAGTTACAGCATTGTCATCTTTTTCTGTTTCTCTGACTTTGCTATATGTATAGCATACTCCATTACCTACTTCATCTTTTACAAATGAAGCCATTTGGTCACTACCTACCTTAAGCATTTCTTCGCAACCACATGGTTTATCCATGGGATAAACACCCGTAGGATTTTCTATAACCTTTGTGGCCTTAGCATTTAATATTTTTTTTGTGCTTACCGTGTTTTTAACTCTATCTTTTGTATCTAATAAAACAGCAATAGAATTGATATCAGCTGCAATAAATACACCAGGAGCCATGGTATTCATATCTAAGTCTCCTTTATGAAAAACATGCTTTAGGGCTTTTTCTCTTACTTTAAAATCATTCACAAATAACCATGATGAAAAAGTAAATGATGACCCATTTCTTGGAGTTTGTATTAACCTATCATTAGCTACTTCACCAGCATTTTTATTTGTGTTCCTTATATTGCGAATGAAAATAGGTTCAGCTTTTTCTTTAGCAACTATTTTATTATATTGTCTTCTAAGAAATACAATTGTAAAAATAATAAAGATAAAGATAAGTGAATAATATGCGTAAGGGTTCTCTTTGAGTGAATTATAGGATTGAAGGGCATTAGCTTGTAAATTTCCTAAGTCCATTATTATGTATATATATATCTTATACATTTTTTAATTTTTATTTAAAATATTTTTAAATAAGTAATTTATCTTTTTTTAACTTACAATTTAATAATGGTAAAAATTTGTACTTATAATAAAAATTATTGGGTGATACAATTGTCCAAGGAATATTTTTATCTAATAGTTCACATTCTACATAAATATATGAAACTAAAGCACTACACCAAAATTTATTTATTTTTTGATATTTTATCGCCAATGACTTGTCGTCGTTAATATCTTTATTAACTTCACTATATGCCTTAATCCAATCAAATACATCTAAATCATATGGCTTTGCTTGAATTTTAAAATAAGCAAGTTTAATTTTTTCTTGTAATATTTCCATTTTAATAGAGCACTTTAGTTTTCTATAATATAATTTTCCATATCCTTGATTTTTATATTGGTCTATAATTCTATCTAAAGGAACAATTTGAACACCAAATATTTTCCTTCCTGTTTCTGAATCATTAAACTTTTCACTGCCACTTTCTAATATATAATATTTTTCAGTAAGTTTTTCATCTAACCATGTTGGTTTTTTTAGAACAATTGAAATATGACTATATGGACCATCAGAAAAATATTGAATTAGTCTACTATACCACCAACTCGTATCATACAATATTATATCACCTGTATCTAAATAATCGTAACTACTAAGAATATCAATATTTTCTATTTTATTAATATCTTCTATACAATGTATGTTTTCATTTAAATTATCTTGTAAACTTTCACTAATTTCTATATTATTCATATTTTTATACTTATTAAAAATATATATTTATATTTCTTATGTATTAAATTATAGTGTTTAAAACCATTAAAAATTGATATATTTAAAAAAATGTATACCTATAATAAACTATGATATTTTATGAATGACTTTAAATTACTTTATTAGGTGCTTATCAACAAAAAGGCATGAAATGCTACAGTTAAGAAATCATCTAATAAAAAAATACAAAATAGATACCCTTGGAAATCATTGTAGTATGTGTTTAAAAGAATTTCCTCTAAGTTTATTAGATACCGCTCATTTAAAACCACGATATACTATGCCTGTTAGTGAACTAACAGAATTAAATAATATAGAATTTATGTGTAAAATATGCCATAACTTATATGATAGGGGCAGTATTTCTATAGACAATAAATATAATATTGTTGCTCACCAATGTATACTAAAATATAATCATTTAACTATTCTTGCGAATTTAGGCAATTTATATTCTAAAGTTAATAATTATAATTCAATTTATTTATTATGGCATTACGATAATATATTTCAAAAAAAGTATAGTATGGATAATAAATAAGAAGTAATATAATCAAATAAAAAAAAATTATAATTAATATTTACTTCGTTTTGTTTAAATATTATATATATTGTGATTAATATAGAATGGATATAGCTATTATAGGATTTGGTGTAAGTGGAATAGCTTGTTGTAGATGGGCTTTACATTACGGATTTTCACCTACAGTATATGAGAAAAATAGTAATTTAGGTGGTTCCTGGTTTACAAAAAGTTATCCAAATGTGCAATTACAAACAAATAAATATAGTTATAATTTTAGTGATATACCTATGAAAAGTTCGGTATCATTATACCCAACATTAGATGAAGTTCAGAATTATTTAGATGAGTATGTTGACTATCATGACCTAAAAAAATATGTTCATTTTTCAACTGAAATTATATCAATTGAAATATTTGAAAATAAGTGGAAAATTAAATTTATAGAAAATAATATAGAACAAATTAAAATATATAGTTATTTGGTAATTTGTACAGGATTTTATACAGAGCCTATTTATAATAATAAAATAAAGAATGTTATACCAGTTAGTGAGTTTAGTCCCAATGGTAAATATCATAAAGATTATAATAGTATTTTTAAAAATAAAGATGTAGTAGTAATTGGTAATGGTCCAAGTGGTTGTGACTTAACATGTTTAGCTATTGAAAATGATGCGAAATCAGTAAAATTATTTTATAGAAAACCCAGATGGATTTTTGGTAGATATTTATTTGGCTATAGTTTACATTTTTTAACAAATCGGTTTTTTTTAAAAGTTGCGGATACACTACCATTTAGTCTAGTAAGAATTGTGTTAATTGTTTTATTTATGATACCGATATACTGGTATAATTTTAAGATTGATATTCAATTTCCTAATGAGCCAGTGCATAGAAATAATTTAACATTAAATGATAAGTTTTATGTATATCTAAATTTTAATAAATTTGAATATATCAATGAACCTATAATAGATATTATGGAAAATCGTATTAAATCCACAAAACGATTATATAATTATGATATTGTTATCGATGCTCGAGGTTATAAAAATGATATAAATCTTTTAGGTTTAAATACAATTCCTATGTTATATAAACATATTTTGTATCCTGGAATAAATAATCTGGGATTAATTGGTTTTGCGGCTTCATTTAATTGGATTATGATAAGTGACTTACAAAGTAGATGGTTAATGGAGTATTTTCTTGGAAAAATAAATATAGGCAATGTACAAAATCAGCGTGAATATATAGGAAATGAAATTACGAAAAGACAAGATTTTCATGATTTAGCGTATGATAATTATGATTATTGTGATATACTAGCACAAGATCTAATGATTGAGGGTAAAAAATCATATTTTAATGTTCCTGAGTATAATGAATGGAGTAAATTATAAAATTTATTATCTATTAGATAAAATATATTTTATAATTTTTTATACTTAAAATCCAAGTTAATTTAGATCTATAGTTGAAATTCGATACCATCCTCTTTTCTTTTTTTTCGCATTTCATCGTCTTTTTTATCCATTTCTATAAAAGCTTTATTTATATCAGCATCAGAAATACCCTTTTGTTTTAATTGTTGCCAAAAATAATTTTTAAACACTTGTGGGTCAGTATTAGGGTCTTTCTTATAAAAGGCAAGTATAGCATTTATATGTGTATCTTTATCATTATTTAATAAACTTAAAGGATAAGGTGCACTAGATAACATATCTATAAGTGAATCACGAATCATTTTTTCCATATTATTTTTCATTGCATCATTAAAAAGTTCTGATTCACTCTTATTATTAGAACTAGAACTTGGTGGGGGGGGAGGAGTTGGTTGGACGGAAGGGAGTGGTTGGGGGGAAGGGGTTGGTTCATTAGTAGGCACTATAGGTCGTTTTGCTATTTCTTTCTTTTTAGCTTCAATAATGATATTTTGTTTATCTTTA